CTTGTTCTCCAAGAAGACGGCAGTTCTAAAATTATTTTTTCACTCATTACAGATTAACCTTTTGACATATGGCCGATTCTAAGATTACAGCACTAACGTCGATCAGCACCTCAACCGATCCGGCTGTTGATCCGCTGGTCATTGTCGATGTCAGCGATACGTCGATGGCGGCATCTGGTACGACTAAGAAGATCAGCGTAAACAACATCCTCGGAGCATCCGGCACCGCCACCCTCGCCAGCGCCACCATCACCGGCGATCTGACGGTGGACACCAGCACCCTGAAGGTGGATTCGACGAACAATCGGGTAATCGTTGGACACACCAGCGGATCGGCTGCGTTTCAGGTTACCAATGCTGGTGCTGCTGGTCTTGAAATTCAGCCGACTGGATTCAGTTCATCTCCGTTGATACAGAGCTACAACCGGAGCGGCTCTGCATACACACAGTTGACTCTTGATGCATCTACTATTGTCCATGCTCTAAGCGGCACCACCGCCATGACCCTCAACTCTACGGGGTTGGGGATTGGGCAGGGTACTATTAACGCCAAAGTCGATGCTCAGGGTGCGAGCAGCTTAATTGGTTTTAGATACATCGAAAGCACAACTGGAAGCTTAAATAGAATTCAACTTGGTGCTAGTACTGGTTTGGGTTACATTGATGCCAATGCAAGTTCCGGTTTTCCAGTATTGCAGCTTCGTGCTGCTGGAAATACTGCCGTCACGATTGATTACCTCGGCAATGTAGGTGTGGGTGTTAGTGCATTTGGAACCTCTGCCGCTAAGGTCATTGGTCTTGCAAACGCTACTGCTCCAAGCACCTCCCCTGCTGGCATGGGCCAACTCTACGTCGAGTCCGGTGCGCTGAAGTTCCGTGGAAGCTCTGGCACTATCACCACAATCGCAGCCGCCTAATTTAAACGACTATGCCTACCCTCTCTTGGATCATCGAACTCCTTCTCGTTAAGCCGACCGAAGGCACTCTCACCGATGTCGTAATCACCGCCGACTGGCGATGCAACGGCACTGACGAAACCTACAGCGGCACTTGCTACGGCTCATGCTCGTTCCAGCCGCCGACTGGTGAGTTCACGCCTTACGACCAACTGACCGAAGCGCAGGTCTTGAACTGGTGCTACGCCAATGGTGTCGATAAGACCGCCATCGAGGCGAACGTGACGCAGCAGATCAACGATCAGATCAATCCGCCGGTGGTGACGCTGCCGTTGCCGTGGGTTCCGGTGCCGCCTCCGGTGCCGCCGGTTAAGGTTGCACACGATGAACCTTTTCTCGACTCTACCGCCGCATGATTAAGATCGAACTCAGCACCGAGCAGGTGAACAGCCTCCTCCAACTCATCGACATCGCCATCAAAGCAGGTGGCTATCAGAACGCTAAGGTAGGCGTTCCATTGGCCGACATCATCCTCGACGCAGCAAAGCCTAAATCCGAGTAATGGAACCAACGAACAGCAGCACCAGCCCTGGACTAAGCCTAGCAGCAGCGGCAGGTGCCACCGCTGTTTCGTTTATTCCGTGGCTTACCGACTGGGTTCAGCTTATCACCGCGCTCATTGGCTTAGCCTGCGCCTGTTACGGAGCCTATAGGCTGTTCAAATCCAAATGAAAAACACAAAAACAACTCTTGCCGGTGTTGGTGCAATCCTTGTCGCTGTTGGCGGTGCCCTTCGGGCTGCCTTTGATGGTGACCCTACGACCAACCTGGACATCGCCTCGACCATCGCAGCGGTCACTGCTGGTATTGGTTTGATCCTGGCTAAGGACGCAACCGAGAAGCCTCTGGTGATCGAAACTAAGCCGTGAATTGGATCTACCAGATCCTGCGAGCTGTTCTCGACTTTCTAAGAGCAACACCACCTACCGATGTTCAACACGGCCAAGCACCTGACAAACTCAAGGATGATCTGGCTGCTCGTGTTGCCGATCTGCCTGGGTTGCCAGCAGACGAAGGTGGTCCTGGTCCCTTCCGGTGATCCGGTGATGCTGGCCAAGCCTACAACGGCCAGCGTCTACGGATTCGATGCCGATAAGAAGCTGGTCGGGCCATCCAATGTGGTTCTGCCGGCTGGTTGGTATGTTTTACCGAAGAGCCAATGATCAACTACAAGGGAAACAAGTTCTCTGGTTATAACAAGCCCAAGGCCACCCCTGGCGAAAGCAAGAAGTCCGCGGTGCTCGCTAAGGAAGGCAACAAGGTTGCCCTGGTGCGCTTCGGCGACCCGGGCATGACCATCAAAAAGCACCTCCCGGAGCGTAAAGCTAACTTCAAAGCCCGTCATGGCTGCGACAACCCCGGCACTAAACTCTCCGCTAAATATTGGTCCTGTAAGGCTTGGAAATGAGAACCGTCACCTACGACTATGTGTTGCAACGTGCCTGTGAGCTCACTGGGCGCGTTTTCTCAACGCTGACGACCGAGGAGTCCAACTTCTTCCGCACGTTCATCTCCATGTCACTACGGAGCGCCTGGGAGTGCTTCGATTGGCCCGAGCAGACGGTCTATCAGGATGAGTACTTTGCGCCCACCTACTCCTACCAGACGACCTACAACGCTGGCGACGTGGTCTATTACAAGGTCGAGGAGAAGTATTACCAGTGGGTCAACATCAACCCTGGCATTGGCCAGACCCCGACCAGCAACGGCCCGGGCGGCCCAATCAATTCAATCTATTGGTCCGAGGCACTGCCCAGCTACGGCAACAACGACGGCGATTGGGACAGCACAACGGCATACACGCTGGGCCAGATTGTGCTGTATCCAGTCACGCAGGAGCACTACCAAGCCACCGCGGTTCCCCCGGTCGCCACCGCTCCTACAAACACGGCCTACTGGGGCATCCTGAACAAGTTCCTGCGCAACATCTCGCAGACCACCAACCCAGATGGCACTACCCGAGCCGTCCCTATTGGCGAGACATTCTCGGTGTGGCCTGCTGACCCCCGGATAACTTGGCGTCAACAGGAGGCTACATACACGTTCACCGACAACGGCATCCTCGTTGGAAACGAACTGCCCTACGTCTGGCTGGAGTTCCGTAAGACTCCTCCCTTGTTAGCCAATGCTGCCGAAGCTAGTGCCTATGCTTTCCCCTACCGCTTCTGCGAGATCTGCAGCCTCAAAGCTGCCGGCCAGATGCTTCGGGTCGACGGCAAGATCGATCTGGGCAACCAGTTTCTTGAGTTAGCCGAGATTGAGCTCACCAAGGAGATCGACAAGGTGGCGCTCCAGGAGAAGTATGTGCGTCAGATAATCGTGCCTAATCGGTGATATGCCTGACCTTCCTCAAATTGGCGGAATGGATGATGGATTCATTGGAGTGGCATCGCGCATTGACCCTGCGCTGATCCCGCCCACCTACGTTTCCAACGCGGTGAACCGTCGATTTGAAGATATGGTCATCAAGAACCGATGGGGTATTGTCCAACCCAAGTGGGGCGGTCGATGGTCAAGCGGATCGCGCATTGTCACGCTCACCTCTGGCTCATCAGTCGGTGTACCCGTCTCAGGCACTCAGATCCCGGTCAACTCGCAGGTGGTCTGCGATGTCGATGCCAACCTACAGATCTTCTCAAACGGCACGATCTGTACGCTCGACGACAACGCGAACGCAACCTTCAGCACTGCGACCTTTAGCTTCTCACCGTCGCCCGCCAACAAAACGGTTCAGTTCTACAACTCGACCGCTCCCTTTGAAGATATCCTTGGCGTCCTGCAATACCGCGACCCAGACACCGGGGCAAACGCTCTTCTGGTAGCAGTCAACGAGGAACGCTCATCCGATGGCGGCCAGGGTAAAGTCTGGTGTATTCGACCCAATCAATCGCCTGTAGAGGTGCCCATGAACGGGCACGACATCTACCTGCCTGTGCGCCTCATCCAGGCCACCAATGGCGTGGTCATGCTACGCCCGGGCAACGCCCGTTATTACTTCGATTCAACCTCTGGCATCTACGATTCAATCCTACTTGAGGATGACTCCCAGATCCTATGCGAGAACAGCTCCATCCTATCCAACGAGGACTCGACTCGGATCAATCTCAACGTGTTGCCCGACCTAGCTACGGGCGATATTGTGAATCTCGGTCAGATTGGTACTGCACAGCCACTGTGGACCGGCAGCCCAAGCGCTGGGCAGGCCTTCCAGTTCTACGTCAACGTGGTCAACACCGAGATCTCGCTGCACTTGACCTTAGTGGACGCGCAGTCCGGCACCAACGCGCTCGCTCTGTCGCCAGAAACCAATGCCCGCTACTACATCGAGCTGGCCAGCAACACGACTGGCTACGACCTGGCTCAGGACATTGTAAACAACTTGAACGACGGGATGCCGATCCTGATGCAGAGCACGGCTACCAACCCGTCTGCACTTGATGCCGGCTTTGACCGCATCCCATCAACGCTGTCGATCAACAGCTCGGAGCCCGTTGCAGACACGATCTCGGTCTTCAACCACAACTTCATCCCGGGCGACCAGGTCACGTTGTCTAGCGTCACCAATGGCGGTGCCAACGTCACCAACAAGATCTACTACGCCTACCCCGTTGATAACAACACGCTGCGATTGTTCTCGGGCACCACCGAGGAGACCGACTCGCTGAACGACGCCAGTCGGGCAGTCATTCAGCTCACGACCACTGGCGTATCGCCCAACATCACGATCAGCGCGGTCACAATCCTCAACCAGGGCTCTAGCTACCTTTCGGCCCCGATCATCACTGTCACTGGCACATCTAGTGTCGCTGCAAGCCTGACCACCACGATTACCGACGGCAAAGTCAGTGCAGTCACCATTGTCAATGCAGGCCTCTATTCAACGACCCCTGCAGCCACAGTGGCCATGCCTTCGACGCTAGTGGACGTCACTACGTCAAACATCACTGGAAGCATTAAGCGCTCAAGCGCCTCGGGCTCATCAGTGCCCCCAGGACGCGAAGGTCTCTACTTTCAGAACCGCTTGTTGCTGCTCTACGGCAACGACTATCTAGCCGTCTCCGATGTGTTGGATCCGCTGCACTACAGCCCGATCTTGAACGAATTCAAGTTGAACACTGGCAGCAATGACCGGGTAGTTGCCTTGTACCCGTTCAACACCACCACGTTGCTCGTCTTCAAGGAACGCTCGGTGTTGGCTGTGGAGAACCTCTATGGCGACCTGTCGACCACTCGCCTGACCGAGATTACCCGGGAGTTCGGTTGCGTCTCGCAGGCATCCATTGCGGGCACAGGCTCCGACGTCATCTTCCTGTCGCAGCGCGGCATCATCAGCCTACGCCAGACCGAGTTCGG